GTTCGCCGCCCAGGCAGAACAGCAGAACCTGCTCACCGGCGGACGGTGCCCACCAGGAACGGGAACGCCCCGCGCGGGCGGTCAGCCAGTGCAGCCAGTCGGTGACGTTGCCGCCGGTGTTCACGCGACAGGTGCCCGCAACTAAATCCACCTCGGCAACGGTACCAATGCGGATCAGATTGCGCAGCAGGCGCGGAATGTCGTGTTTCGGAATGGATGTATTCATGGATAAAATAATGCCGCCCTGTCAGGCGGCATACAATTTGAGACTGGTTGACTACCAAAGGCACAACGCGCATTGTCTGTAAAAGAATGATAAATGAAGGGTTGCTGCAAATGCTGATAAAAGAAATAGATTTTGATAATGAAAAAGATTTTTTAAATTTTCTTTGTAGTTGGAATTCCCAGCTTAGTGAATATGTATTTCGTGGTCACTCCAATGAAGAATATGCACTTGTACCGAACTCCTTAAGAAAAGATAATTTCGAAAAAATACTTAAACTAGTTTATTTGAATACATCTTCACCCGACTCTTATGATTATGCCAAGAATTTAATTGATTATGAAAAGTCTATTCTGCGGAGCTTCTACCGATCAGCAGATTTAAGTGGCCTTGATGTACCTATATCCTCAGACTTTAGAAAGGGTTTATCGCTACAATATGACCCATGGCTATATACTAGTTATGAAAAAAAAACTGAATGGTTACCAGAAAGCATATGGGAAGTTGCAGCATTAACACAGCATTATGGCCTACCTACAAGACTTCTTGATTGGACATATGATCCTTTTGTTGCAGCATACTTCGCGACAAGGCCGTCCCTTTATAAAAATATAAATGGTAAATTAAATATCTGGTGTTTAAATAAAGAACACATAGGATTTTTGCAAGCAGTAGCATTAGATGATGTGCCTTTGCATTTTATTACTCCACATTATGCCTCAAACCCTAACATCAAAGCACAGAAAGGTTTATTCACGCACTTCTCCTCTGTTATTAAATTAAACGAAGTTGATAGGCCAGATAGAACTCCTTTAGATGAATTGCTAAAAAATCATCTGGGTAGTGATGTTCTTAATGCGATAGATGTTTTTATTAAAATATCTCTACCAAATAGACTTGCAAAGAAAGCTTTTGTTTTACTAGATAACTTTGGATATGGATCCGCTCGCATCTATCCTGGATATGATGGAATTGCAAAACAATTGCTTGACCAAAGTGAGTTTACTTCCAGCAGTTAGAAGCTGCTTAGCAGACCAATTAGTTCGTCCTCTACAAGTCTCATATCTTCCGCGTCCAGCCCTAAAAGCGGGCGCGCCTGATACTGCACTTCTATTGCCCTCACCGATGGGCGATCCCGCAGGCCGTACTGATGCACCTTTGCCATGCGCTGAACCTGGCCGGTGAATTCCACCACTGCGTCTTTGTCCGTGCCTTTGGCCTTCATGTATTTAGCCTTACGCAGTTTGGCGAACATCTCCCGCTTAATGCGGCCTTTCTTCGCCCGCAGAGGCTGCGCCCGACGCGGGGCGAACGGCTGCCCCTCCGGCGTAATCTGCCGTTTGATTCGCTGTTGCTGATGTTTTCGCAGACGCTTTGCAATGGTAGAGGCCATGGCTTTACGACTTTACGACTTTGCGGGGACAGGGCGGCAATCAGCCCCGCCAGGCGGGCATCAAACGCGGTCAGCTCACTCATGCCACTGGCTCACTAACTCGCCGTGCAGGTACAGCTCACGCGGCCTTTCCACCGGCTCCGGCAGCGGCGGCTCAGGAAAATGCTCCACGTGCAGACCGGCGTCAATCTGTTTTACGATCACGCGTTCAGTGAGTTGAACGTGAATAGCTATGTCATAACCGCCATCGTTGAGCATATCGGCGGTGAATTTAAAGCCGGTTTGTTGCTTTTCAGGCGTCGCCATGATGTCCGGCTGATGCTCACGCAGCCAGGCCAGAATGGGCACCACGATCAGATCGCTGTCCTGGGTAAAGTCGGTGATCAAAAGTTCGACCTGATACTGATATTCAAACGACAGCGAACTGGCTAACGTGGAAACGATGCGCCCGTTATCCACAAACATCCTCAGCTGGTCGGGGCTGGTTTGCAGCACCGGCACGGCGTCAGTTAAGGCTTTTCGTAGCTGTGCGGGTTTTAACACGGCGTTCCTCCTGGCATTGCTTGACCGCTTCCACCTGGAGGCCGCAGGCGGTTAGCGCGGCCTCCAGGTTTCTGACATCACTGCTTAAGTCGCCGTTAGTGACCGGTGAGCTTGCCGGTATCTGACAGCTCGTTACCGCCGGACAGCCAATGTAAATAATCTGCGGCGCTGGCAAAGGCGGGACGCGCGTGCATCCGGCTAATACCATCAGGCAGAGGAGCAGCGTACCAATCGCGCATTTCCTGATTTTCATTAAGTAACCTTTGAATGTCATATTCACGATCCCGCGCCTGTTGACTTGCCCGTGCGAGCTGGGTGCGCAGACTTTGCTCCTGACGTTCCCGCGTCACGGCTTCATCGTTCAGGCGGTTAATGGCGTTGTCGCGGCTTTCGATACCGGCGGACAGCGTGCCGATGATCCGCTGCGCCTGGTCTGCCTTATCAGTCAGGCCGCCGATACGCCAGGTTTGCAGCCCCGCCAGCGCGCACGCGGCCAGCATTAACAAAATTAAAATGCGCATCAGACACCCCGCAGGCAGTAGGCCAGCTCATTCGCGCGGCGGCGTTCCAGGCCGGTGACGCGGACGCCGTTCACAAACACCCAGCGCGGCAGCTGTTCGCAGGCTTTTCGCCATTCCCCCTTGTTGATGAAAAACGCCAGGGTGGATTTACACGCCGCCGTCACGCCGACGTTGAACGCAAAGGACGCCACTGCGTCGTACACCGGCTGCGGCATGTCGATCGGCATACAGCGCGCAATGCCTTTCTCCACCCGCATCACGTCTTCCACCAGATTCACGGCGGCCTGTCGTTCGCTGATGTGCGTTTGCGGTTTCACGCCCGCCGTGTGCCCGATGCCGTTTGTCCAGACGCCCGCGCTGCACTGGTACGCCGACAGGCGGCAGCCTTCAAAATCAGCGATAAGTGCCAGACCGGCGGCGGACGTTTTCAACGTTGGCGTTTGTGGCAGCATTGCGGCAATCGCCAGGACAGCGGCGACGGCGCAGCGTCTAACGATTGATGGCTGCATTAATTTCTCCACTGATGCCCATTGTTTTCAGGAGGCGGTAGGTTTTGCGCCGGTAGTACCAGTTCACCAGGAAGGTAGCGACGCCGACGGCGGCACCCACCAAAAAGGCGATATCCTGATAAGACATGCCCCCCAGCCAGGCCAGAAACACGGCGATGCAGTAACAAATAAACGAGGTGATGCGCTCCATGGTCATCAGTCCCAAAGTGAGACGGTTTCACTGACTGCGGCCTGGGTGATGTCCGGCAGCTCCACCGCGTAGCCATGGGGCAATATTGCCCCGGCAGCGGCCAACCCCACGTTAGCCGCGTAAACCTGCTCAACCACCGACTGGGTGCGCCCGTAGTATCGCCAGCAGAGCGAATCCACGGTGTCGCCTTGCTCGGCAATGACTTTCATCAGAGCAGCCCGATGATGCAGTGAGATACACCAGCGACGTCGCTTATCGCGTTTCGACCGTCACGCCATAAATCATCAACGGTGCTTTCGACGATCACGGCCTTTTTACTGCCCGCGTCGGTGGTGTCACTGTTCGGGTAACGCTCTGCCAGATACGCGGCGGCAATGGACGACACGGCGCGCTGATAGGCCCCGACCTTCACGCTTTCATCGTCAATCTGATCGGCGGGCACGTCTTCCAACGCCTTAAATCCCTGGGACTTTTGCGCTTCGCGATAGCTGTACAGCTCGGCGTTAACTTCTGTCATGGCAAACTTTGCGGCGGCACGCAGACGCTTAGCGGTGACGGTGCCCTCCAGGCGCAGCGTGTCGCGCAGCTCAACCGGATCGACATCAGGCCAAAAATGGGTGTTCTTAATCGCGGGTTCCGTCGCGGCGTCCGGCTTTGGTGCAGGTATGACAAGAGACGACATAGTGACCTCTGAATAGGTGGACGGTGGACGCCAGCGTTGAACAAGGTCACTGACCTGTCGCGGCTGGCGTGCCGTCCGGCGCGGGGCGCGTTCTGTTTAGCCGTTGGCTGCCTTTTTGATGGCTGATTCCAACCGCTCAATATCTTTTTTGACGCCGCAGTTAGCATTCAACTGAAAAGCGCGTTTCAGATGTTCCAGGGCAAGCGTGGGTTTCTCTGCTTCACGGTATACATAGCCGGTGATTTTGTGCAGCTTTGCCCGCACCTGATCCGGCATGTCCTGGCTTTCCGTCAGTTCCATGGTGGTCATCAGCACGTCGAGGCTGACCAGCTCACCGGCGGTATAGGCGCGGGTGCTCATGTCGGCGATTTCCTCAACCACCGCATAAGCAGCCGGACGGGAACCGAACGGCATAGAAAGCTTGTATTTCAGCGCGTAGCGGGCGATTTCCAGCGCACCGGCATAATCACCGGCGTCAATACGCCAGATCATGACGGTCATCAGGATGGCATCCTGTGCGCCTTTACCTTCGGACAGCACGCCATCCACCCACGGCACGTAATCGGGCAGCATGGAGCGTTTCAGCTCCGCTTTCTTTTCGGTGCTGTGCGTCTTTTTCAGGGTCTTCATGTCTGCGTTTAGCTTTTGCAGCAGCAATTCATAGCCGGTGGAATGACGCAGCAGGCGGGGATCCTGCTGCGCGGCCTGAATAGCTGACTGCCGCAGCAGGTGCTGACGGGCAGGGCTGGTCATGGCTTATTCCTTCGGTTCTTCGGTTTCGGTGGCTTTACCAGAAGCGGCGTTGATTGCGCCAACCAGTGCCGCAGTCAGTTCGCTGAAATCGGCTTTTTCAGGCGCGGTTTCAATAACGGGGACAATCTCGATATTTTCAATCAGACAGCCACAGCCGTAATCTTCAACTACATAATCCTCATTAATGGATTCGTAGTTTTCAATGCGGTCACGCTTCGGCACTTCCTCAATGTGACGGCGGTGCGTGCCGTCCTGCCAGTAAATCGACAGGTTATCTAGGCGGGTGATAAGCATGGCGTTAGCCGGAAAGCCTGGCACGCGGACAGCAGGCAAATTGCCGATGCGTTTCTGGCTGACAATCAGGTCTGCGGCCAGCGTTTCGGTGTTCGCCTGGTTTTTATTGACCAGCGGGAAATACTTATCTGCCATCAGCTTACGGCCACAGATCACCACCAGGTCGGTGTCGTCCTGATATACGGGGTCGATCAGTTCGTTGACGGTATCAAACACCACCGCATCCAGATTCTGATAGGTATTGTCGCCGCCGACCTTGACCGGCACAGCCGTGGTTTTGCCGTCCGCGTCGGTTTTGCTACCCAGTACGCGCTGCGGGGAATTGAGGCGATATTTCTGCAACCAGCCCACACCAACGTCTTGCAGCAGCGGATTTTGTACGCGGTTAGACGTCGGTGCGCGTGCAACGCCGTTGAAGCCGACCAGGATACGATCCAACGCCTGACGCTTAATAATCGCGTCACGCAGGCGGGTCTGGAAATCGTTGTAACGCGCCCACAAATCCAGCTTGTTATACATCCAGTGAAAATCGTAGTTGGTCTTAGTGCAGTGGTACTGTTCCTGATCCAGCTTGGTGAAATCTGCGGTTTCACGTTCGTCACCGCCGTCGGTATTGGCCGTGCTGGCAATCGTACCGGTCACGCCAACGCCCACTTTCGCCCCCATCATTTCGTCCACCGGAATGATGTTGATACGGGTTAGGAACTCTGATGATTCTTGTAAGCGGGTCATCAGCGTCTGCGTGACGGACGGCTCAACGTTAAACTTCTTATTCAGCGAATCGGTATCAACGTTGTTGAGCTTCGCCAGCTGGGACAGGAACGCATTAAATTTAAAGCGCGTTTCTTTTTTCATGACCAATTTCCTATTAATAAATTCAAGTGTGATGGATTAAGGGATCAGCAGTCGGTGACCGTTTCGTCCACGCCTGCGCCACCGGTTGCCTGCGGACGTTTACCAAAGGTGTGCGCCGGTTCCTTCTCCAGCTTGCCTTTCAGTTCGGTGAATTCTTTGTGATCGGCAGCGGTGGTTTTCTCCAGTTCATCCAAACGTTTCACCAGGCCAGACAGTTTGGTGTCCTGCTGTTCCAGACCGACCTGGACGTGTTCGGCGACGTGAGCCACGGCGTCATGCACGTCATTAAAACGGGCATCATCTGAGGCGGATTTGCGGGAAAAAGCTTGTTTGACACGCTCAACAAGCGAGGGGCGGCTTTCGATTTCTTCAAACTCAAACACCGTTTCTTCGGCGGCGGTAAAGAGGTTTTCCGCACTTTGCTTACGGCCTGCGAGCGGGTTTTGATTCGCTTTCGCACTGAATTGCAGGTACTCCGTGCCCAGACTGGCGGGGCTGTCGGTCACGGCCAGGCCGATCAGGTAGGCTTTGCCGGTATCGGAAAACGAGGGGTTAACTTCGATGGAGGTGTAAACCTTCTGGCGGGCTTTCACCAGCGACACTAAATCAGCTGTCGGATCAATGTCGGCATACAGTGCCAGCTTGCCTTTGAGCGCGCCGTCGGCAATTTCTTCGGCATAAACGCCGGTCACATCGCCGTACATGCGGAACGGGCTATCAGGGTAATAACCTTTGATGTGCTCCATGTTGATACGTGCGCCGTAGACCTTCGGGTCATAGGTCGCGGCCATCTGTTCGATCCAGCTGCGGGTAATTTCGCGGCCATCGGTTGTTGCCCCTTCGGTACAGATACGAAAGCGCTTCGCTTTTGTTGCCATTGCCATTTGTCGGACTCCAGTCGGTGTGTGCTTCTGAGAAATCTAAGTTTCCAGACACACGCCCGACACCGCCAGCCGAGGCGGGTTGATGCTCGCTGGCACAACGTGGGCAGCGCGAAAAGCCACAGGCCAGGCGGTAACGTGGCGGCATGAATACATCAAACTCCACTATCATCAGCGACCCGCGCCGACAGGCGGCACTGCTTTACTGGCAGGGTTTTTCTGTGCGGCAAATTGGGGAAATGTTGAGCCAAAAAACGCCAACCGTGCAGAGCTGGAAAACGCGCGATAAATGGGAGGACATCGCCCCGATTTCACGCGTTGAAACCAGCATGGAAGCGCGGCTGATCCAGCTCGTTATGAAGGACGTAAAAGAGGGGAAAGATTACAAAGAAATTGACCTGTTAGGTCGCCAGATTGAACGCCTGGCAAGGGTTAACCGGTACAGCATCACCGGCAGTGAGGCAGACTTAAATCCAAACGTTGCCAACCGCAACAAAGGCGAGCGCAAAGCGCCTGAAAAGAACGTGGTCAGTGATGCCGCGATTGAAAAGCTTAGCGATATCTTTATCGGTGAGTCTTTCGAATATCAGCGCGGCTGGCACCGCGCCGGACTCCAGCACCGGATCCGCAACATTCTCAAGTCGCGGCAAATCGGCGCAACGTTCTATTTTGCCCGAGAGGCGTTTATAGATGCACTGACCACCGGCCGCAATCAGATTTTCCTGTCTGCCAGTAAGGCGCAGGCGCACGTCTTTAAAAACTACATTATCGACTTTGCCCGCCAGGTGGACGTCGATTTAAAAGGCGACCCAATTGTGCTGGCGAACGGCGCACGCCTGATTTTCCTCGGTACCAACGTTCGCACCGCGCAAAGCTACACCGGGAATCTGTACCTGGACGAATATTTCTGGATCCCGAAATTCCAGGAGCTGCGCAAAGTCGCTTCTGGCATGTCACTGCATAAAAAATGGCGGAGCACCTATTTTTCCACGCCGTCGAGCCTGGCACACAGCGCCTATCCGTTCTGGTCAGGTGAGCTGTTCAACAAAGGCCGTCGCAATAAATCCGACAGGATTGACCTGGATTTAACCCATGCGCACCTGTCGAAAGGCTCGCTGTGCGATGACGGCCAGTGGCGGCAGATTGTCACGGTAGAGGATGCACTGGACGGCGGCTGTAACCTGTTCGACCTGGATCAGCTGCAACTGGAATACAGCCCCGCCGAGTATGACAACCTGCTGATGTGCGAATTTGTAGACGATCAGGCGTCTGTGTTCCCGTTCTCTGAATTACAGGGCTGCATGGTGGATAGCCTGGAGGAATGGGAGGATTTCGACCCGTACCTGGTACGCCCGTTTGCTTATCGCCCCGTCTGGATCGGTTATGACCCGTCGCACACCGGCGACAGCGCAGGCTGCGCGGTGATCGCGCCGCCATCCGTCCCTGGCGGCAAGTTTCGCGTGCTGGAACGTCACCAGTGGAAAGGAATGGACTTTGCCGCGCAGGCCAAAAGTATCGAAGACCTGACAAAACGGTTTGTCGTGGAATACATCGGCATTGATGCCACCGGCATCGGGCAAGGCGTTTTCCAGCTTGTTCAGCAGTTCTTTCCTGCTGCCAGAGAAATCAGCTACAGCCCCGAAGTTAAAACCGGTCTGGTATTGAAAGCAAAAGACACTATCAACTCAGGCCGCCTGGAGTACGACACCGGCCACACTGATATCACCGCCTCGTTTATGGCAATCCGTAAAACCATGACCGCCAGCGGAAGCCGCGCGACCTACGTCGCCAGCCGCAGTGAAGAAGCCAGCCACGCAGACGTCGCGTGGGCAATCATGCACGCACTCGTCAACGAACCGCTGACCGCCGCCAACGGCGGGCAAAGTCCTAACATCCTGGAGTTTTATTAATGAGTAAGCGCAGACCCCGTAAAACAACGCAAACGCTGGTAGCGCCTGCACAGCAAGGTACGGAAGTATTCAGCTTTGGTGATCCGACGCCGGTGCTCGACCGTCGCGAAATTCTGGATTACCTGGAATGTACCGGCAACGGGCGGTGGTATGAGCCGCCGATCAGCTTTGACGGACTGGCTCGCAGCGTTCGCGCAGCAGTACACCACAGCAGCCCGATGTATGTTAAACGCAACATTCTCGCCTCAACGTTTATGGGGCACCCGCTGCTATCGCAGCAGGAATTTAGCCGCTTTGCCCTGGACTTTCTGGTGTTTGGGAATTCGTATCTTGAGCAGATTGATAATCAGTTAAAGGAGCCGCTGCACTTTAAAGCAAGCCCCTCTAAATATACGCGTCGCGGCGTAGAGTCAGATGCTTACTGGTTTGTGCAGCCCGGACTGGACGCGCACCAGTTTGCACCTGGTAAGGTGTTTCATCTGATTGAACCGGATATTAATCAAGAACTGTACGGCCTGCCGGAATACCTCAGCGCATTAAACTCCGCCTGGCTAAACGAAGCGGCGACGCTGTTCCGCCGCAAGTACTATCAGAACGGCGCGCACGCTGGCTATATTCTCTATATGACAGACGCGTCTCAATCCAGCACCGACGTCGATAAAATGCGGCAGGCCATGAGAGACAGTAAGGGCTTAGGCAACTTCCGAAACCTGTTTATGTATGCGCCGAACGGAAAGAAAGACGGGATCCAGATTTTGCCGCTGAGTGAAGTCGCCACCAAAGATGATTTTTTCAACATCAAGAAATCAAGCCGCGACGACCTGCTGAGCGCGCACCGTGTGCCGCCGCAGATGATGGGCATCATCCCTGATAATGCCGGTGGGTTCGGCGACGTAGAAAAGGCGGCAAGCGTCTTTGTCCGTAATGAGTTAACGCCATTGCAGGAACGGATGAAAGAATTTAATGACTGGTTCGGGGATGAAATTATAAAGTTTCGACAGTACACTCTTAATTAGCAAGCATAATAGTTATGACATTAGCCGGTCTTATACTAGACCGGCTAAATAATCATATGGCTTCTGCACGCCTTAAATTCAGTAACTCAGTATGACTTCCATCCTTTTCGTAAACATTGGCCTGTACTAGGCC